GCGCCAAGCCCCGCAATCATATTAGCCATGTTTACCCTCAAACATATGTTTCGGTGCGCCGGGGCTTAACATTGCAAACGCTAGAAGCTGTTGTGTTGCTAACGCTTGTTTTTCATTCTCATCCATCGGTGGATAAAGGTAATCGTAAGCCCTGCCAATGATGTCTTGTAGTTTATATGATGGCTTGCCTTGTGGCAGCACTTTATTAAACTGTCCGGCGGTCAAACACCCAAGCACCTCAATGATGGCTCGGCTACCAATCATCCCGTCCGCATACATGATGCAAACGTCATTAAAGGTCGATTCGTCTACCTTGTCAGGGTCAGTACCGTGTGCGGTCAAATACGCTTTAACCTGCCTACGGACTGACCCGACTATTTTCCCCGATTTGCAGCGTATCCCGGCGAAATCGCTTTGTTAATTTCTTCAACCAATTCCATTTGGACGCTGAACGGGAACAATTCATCAACTTCGGCATAAGTGATTGCACCCATGTCAAAGTCTTTGTTTTCGGGAACAAGAAACCGAACAAACTCAAGCACACGATTTTCCGCCATTGCTTTGTTTTTGGCAGTCTCTCGCAGCGAATTGTTCTTTACAAAAACGTCATCGTCCTTGTAAACAATGTCGGGGTCGGATTCGTATTTGTCGCGGTTATCCAAAAATTCTTTGGAAAGGTCGGCGTAATATTTAGCCACCGTTTCTTCGCTAACAATTTTGATGCGTTCGTAAAGTGATTCCATTTCGGAAGTCAATGGCACTTTTACTTTGAATTCGTGTCCGTTCATTTTGAATGAACGTGTGCGGACTGATTCGGCGTTAAAGCCTGTCCCAAATGCGTTTGCAAGAGTCATGTTTTATTTTACCTTCATCACTTTGGATTTGTATTTTATTAAAGCATTTCCAAGCATCAGACCCAAGTTATTGGTTACTGTTGCGGAATTGCCTTCTAACGCTGGACGTATAAATGGTCGGCCTTCGCCTTTTTCCCATTTAGCCGTTCCAAATTCTATCGCAAAAGCTCGCGCATCGCTATGTGTGTGCTGGCGTTGCTTTGTTTTTTGATTGATAAAAGTCTTAGTGAACAATCGCGCTTTCTTGTCCACATCGGGCAAAAACTTCTTTCCCGGTGCTACCGTTACCCGCGCAATCATAATCATTGTTGGGGTTGAATAGATTGAACGCTTGTCCCTGTTGGTTGGTTTTCGCGCCTCAACTTGCAAAGACTGAAGAAGCTGGCCTGTATCCACGTTTCCGTTTGCTTGCAAATGCGCTTTTGCAGAATGTAAAACGGGAACCATTGACGCTCGCATTGCGTTGCGTAGGATTTTTTTCGAGTCCTTTTCCCCAAAGTCCTCATTGATTTCATCAAGCAAATCCTGAAACTCTTTAAAGCCTTCCCATTTGATATTAACGCGAAAGCCTTTATCGTCAGACATTTTTGATGATGATGTTTCGGTAAATCAATTCGTTAAGCCGCATGACATAGGAAATGACCTCATCCGGCGACATCGAATCAGCGTGATTAGCCGCGATTTGATGCGCCAAGGTGATTGCGGTCATTTTCTGTTGCATAAAGCCAAACCAATCCTTTCGGGATTCAGCTTGTTTTGCCAAATAGCTCAACAGGTCACTACTGTTTTGTATTGTCGTGTTCATTATTCAGATGACTTTGGTGCAGTGTATGGGTTGTACTTTTTCAAAAGTGCTAGTGCCACCGCTTGTGCCGTGTCCGGCTCTGCGGTTGCGCCAGCGACTTCGGCAGCATCAACATCAAGACCCCGAGCGATAAGATCAATGTCGCCGTATGTCTCCACGATAACTGTGATTGCGTCATCGACCGTCATGTGTTAGACCAACCGTATTGGTTGCCCCGAGGGTGAATTGTGAACGTGCATTTAGCTTCAGCGCCGGGGGCTGAGTCAATATGAAATTGACCAATCCGACCGTTGAAAGCATACGCCACGGTGGTGGCACTATCAGCGGCAGCGATAACGTAAGTGCGGTCAATCACGCCAGAATAAGCGTCTGCGCGAATCTGAAGCAATGATGAATCGCTTGGATTCCATGCAGCGGTAATCGTCAGGCTTGTTGGCTTGGACTGAGTTGGGATGATGTCGGATTGGCGTGAACCGGCAACCATGAAGTTGGCCGATGCGTCATCCTGACCAAAGGCGGGGATTGCCTCAACAGGAACCAAAGCGCCAGCAGAACCTGTGCCGTTTGCAGCAGTGCCGACAATGGTGGCAACTTGACCCGTCCAGACCGCCAAGTTAGCGGTACTGAGGGCGGTTGGCGTTGCGCCGGTTTGCATCCACAGCGATGCCTGAAAACCAGCAAGAACTTTATTTGGTAAAGCCATGATTCATTCCTTATGCGTTGTTCGACCAACCGTACAGGTTGCCGCGAGGGTGGATGGTGAAAGTACACTTGGCTTCAGCGCCGGGAGCCGAATCGATATGAAACTGGCCCACACGACCGTTGAAAGCGTAATACACAATGTTTGTGCCATCAGTGGCCGAAATCACATAAGTGCGATCAATCACGCCCGAGTAAGCGTCACCACGAACCAACAGCAAGTTGGAATCCGATGGGTTCCAAGCTGCCGTAATGGTCATGCTTGCTGGCTTAGATTGGGTGGGGATGATGTCAGACTGACGCGAACCCGCAACCATAAAGTTTGCTGAGGCATCATCTTGGCCGAAAGCGGGGATAGCTTCCACCGGAATCAGATTACCGGAAACAGCGATTGCCGAAACGCTTGCCAATGTAGACAGTTGCGTCAAGGTCAATGCGGTTGGAGTGGCGGTTGGCTGCTGATATAGCGCTGCCGTAAAACCGGGTAAAACTTTGTTTGGTAAGGCCATGATAATCCTTTGGAAGTTTGAAGATATTATCTTGTTAGGACGGAACGTCCATTCGGCAATCAAGTATTATTTGATGCAATTTTACTTGATCGTCATATGTGTTGTATAGCATTGAAATGTCGATTTTGGCGACATACAAACCGTTTGTACCACCAAACTGACCGGAATATCCGTGTAACGCTTGGATGATTGTGTTTGATGTATTGAACGCTGTCTGCATATCTTGCGAAAACACAGTCGCTTGAAAGACCGGCGTATCAATACCTTTGACAGATTGAGTTGTGCCTGTATATACAGGTTGGTGAACATTTCGCAATTGCCAAGTAACAAATGTCGGCTCAGTCGCAAAATTCCGGTTGAAGTTTGCATAAACAGGGCATGACACCGTTGCCGCCAGTTGGTACTGGATAGCCTTGGCATATGTCGAGATATTCTGTTGGGTGGTCATACTGATGTGTTCGGGTCGTTGCGATAGCAAAGCAGCGTGACATTCATCCGGTCGTTGGATTCCATCACATCAGTAATTCGGTAATCGTTACCGCGCCAAAAGATTGAATACAAATTCTGGTAATCCACAATTTGTTTCATGTTTGGCGTGTAGTTCATCACGAACCGAACCAAGTCGGTATAAATCCGGTCATCCTTGGTGATTTGGGTCGAATTACGAACGTCCATCACCCGCGCCACGGTGTCAAACCAGTTGGTCAGGGTTGTGGTTTGTTGACCATAAGAATCAACCGAGTTGGTCACATTCTTAACGGTCAGCTTTTCGTATCTTGCGATTGCCATTTACATCACCAATGGTTTGTAAGGCCGCAGCAAGGATGCGACACCATAAGGAATTTCATTCAAAGCACCTTGAAAGGTGTTGGAACGGTTGTTATACAAATGCGTCAACATCAGCAAACCAGCCTGTTTGATGACCGGATATTGCGCGTAAGGACTAGCGCCGGTTGTGTACTGCACCACAATCGGGTTGGTAATTACTTGATTGACTTCGTTCGGCATCCCCGAACAAATCACTTTATTGCCAGTTGGGTCGTAAAAATACGATGCTTTTGGCAGTGTCGTAAAAACCGGGGTTGAATCGGTTGTGTAATAGCCCAAAGAATTGATTACAACGCCCGCTGTGCCTTGTGTTACTTCGGGCAGGTCTAGACATACCTGTGCGCCACTCATGCCGTTTGTGGCCCCGTAATAAACCTTGTAACTGATTGGGAAAATGCTCATTCCCAAATAGTCCTCGATTGCCATGCGGGTGGCGAGTTCAATTGACAACAAATAGGTGTCTTGGCTTTCATCACCAAACAAGTTCAATTGATTGGTGATTTCCTCAAGTGTCAACCACTCGGTTTGCAAATCTCGGCTGATTTGCTCCACCTTTTCATATGAAAAGGGGTTCCGGTTTGTGCCAAGATACGGGCCGTTGACGTAACTGTCGAGTGGCATTTTTAACCTTTAGGTCGAAAGACGAACACCGGCGAACACATCGCGGATTGTTGAACAAACCCGCTTTTCAGCGAACAGCGTCAAGAATCCGGGTTGGCTTTGTTCAAACCATTGGAACGACATTTCCTCATTATCAGCGATGGTGACAAAGTTATCCCAAGCTGCCAAATAAACAGGCAGTTTACCGGCGGCGATGGTGTCCATGAACGGGTTGGCAATCACTTTGATGCCAAACAAACTGCCCAAGAAAGCGCCATCTTTTTCGCCAACGTCCAAGAACAAAGGCAAGCCGCTGGTGTCTTTCAATTCGCGGACATATGCAATGGTTGATGGGTGCATCATCCAGCACAGGCTTGGCATCATGTAGTACTGTGGCGGCAATGCCGAAACCAAGTTTGCCAAGTCGTTATAAACAATCGTTGCGCTAGTGGCAGACGCATTGGTCAAAACAGTGTGGATACCGTTGGTAATAGCCGAGCCGTTTGTACCGAAAGATGCGGTGGAGCCGCTTGTGTAATAGTTCAAGCCGCGCAAACCGAAAGTTGCGCCATAGGTGGTTGTGGTTGAACCGGCTTGGTCATTGTTGAACATCATGGACTGTGCTTCCAAAGTCCCGAATTCCAAACCAACATCTTTAACAATGGTTGCGTCCAAGTTGGTAATGTCGCTCAAGATAGCGGTACGAACAGGGACAGTTGCGGCAATCGCACGAACAGGTAATTGCCAAAATTGGGTGGCGGTGTTTGGTGTACCCACGTTGCCCGTGAAAGCATAACCCCAAGGGTTAGTCGGGTTGGAGGCGTTACCAGTTTTCACCACAAATGCTTCGTCTGAACCGATGGTGTTAATCACGCGAGAACCGGCAAGACGGAAAGGGTTTGCATATCGCAGCGAGGCGAAAACATCATCATAAATAACACGACCACCAACACCAGAACCAGAGCCAGTAAGTGCTGAGGCTTCGCGCAAGTTCACCGTGACTTTTTCGTCTTTGGTAAATGATTTTTTAATGGCTTCAAGGATTAGGTCGGTCATAGTTATTCCAAATTAAAGTTAAAAGAAGGGGGGATTTCTCCCCCCCGCTTTATCAGGTCGCAGTGCCTGTGGAACGATAGCGAATGATCGAGAATGGATCGACCACGCTTGTGCACAAACGCTTTTCCCCGAAAAATGTAATAAATCCCGGTTGCGTCTGGTCGTATCTCCGCAGAACCATGTTCAAACGATCAACGATTGTGTGGCCGCGCTGGAAGTCACCAAACATCATTGGGTACAAGCTGGTTGTACCTGCGCTGCCGGTGGTGGCTTGTGCAGGGGTGTCCATGTACTTGTTCACAACAACGTCAAAGCCCAACAGTTGACCAACGATACCGTCATAAACCAGAGGCGACATACGCTCAAACACTGGAGTGCCGTTGCTG